TTAATTTGCTTGTTTTGGAAATATAATTCAATACTTTGATCTGCAATAGTTGTGTTTTTAAGTTTTCCATAAAATTCATAACCTTCTGGAAAGAATGTTCTTTCACGCATTTTAAAAAGATACAAAGGAACATTGTAATCGGCACACATATTATCCCATACATAAATGTCCTTAAAAAAGTCTCTTTGTTCTAAATGTGTGTTCAATTCAAAGAAAGTTTTAATGTCCATATAGGAAGATTTTCTTATATCAGGCTCTGTCAATCCCTGTTCATAACTAAATTTAAGTCCAGGAAAATTTTCATAATCTCCTTGATGGGGCTTTTGATATAATTGAAAATAGTCTCCTTCAATAGTTTTGTCCATATATCTATCAACTAGGCCATCTTCAGTTGTGCCTACATCGTGAGTAAAATGATCAACAGGTACTATATCAGGAGAAAGTTTTTGATTAAAAGATAGTGTAAATCTATTAAGACTACTTAATAGAACAAATACTTCGTCAATGTCATTGTACTTGTTAAACATTGCTCGTATGTAATCAGTGTATTGTCTAATACTTGCACCGGGCATAGCATAGACAATACATTTTTTATTATTTAATTTTGCATATTCTAAAACATAGCTGTTATCGTTCCAGTTAGTAAAACTATCAGGACCAACTTCTCCAGCTTTTGTTTTGTATCCGCAGGTATGACTGTCGCCAATAAAAAGTGTTCTAGTCATTAAAATATTTGTTTAACATTTCTAATCTATCATCTGCTTGTGCCATAGCATCAAGTTCTTTTTGGATAGTTTCGATGATGTCAGAATGCTCACCGATGCCTACAACTTTTTCCATGTATACATCAATGTTTGTTTTATGCAGTTTGACTTCTGCTTCTGCATGGGCTCTTGCCGCTTCAATCAATCTTTGTTTCAACATAAATCTCCTTCTAAGATCTTATTAGTAGCATCTACAACTTCTTGCGTAGTATAATTGCCGTTTATTTTTTTATATATTTCATTTGTTTTGTAATTGCCTTTTTCTGGTATAACGTGCCTAACGCCTCCTGTTGGATCTTTCATGTCACCTTTCCGGCGTGGAATAAGATGAACATGTGGCCAGTCGATAGTTTGACCTGCCGCTTCTCCACAGTTTTGTCCAATGTTGAATGCTTCACAATATCCGCGATCAACCCAATCATAGCCCCATTTGTATGCGGCTTCGAAACACTTACTTAAATCCTGCCATGTTTGTTCTTTTGGTACAAAAAGAATATGTCCTTCTGTAACAGGATATTTGTCTTTGTAAACTGTAAAGTCTTTTGTATCTATTAATACATCAGTCCAAGGTTTATTTTTGCTCATGTAATGCCGCCAAGTTAAAACTGATTGTTACTCTTTCCTGATCTGCCATTTGTTGGTCAACACGATGCATCAACCAACTAGGAAATAAAATTAATCTACCTGTTTTAGGTTTTATACTGTAGCTAGATGTATTATATGAATTTGCTTCATTAGTTTGCATCCAAGGCCAATTACTATTTTTGTTAGAATCTAAAAATGTTATTGGAGAATCGTTTTCATTTGCTTGTACATAATACACGCCACTCCAAGTAGCAGGAATATGATTATGTTCAGGATGAACTCCAAACTGTCTTGTAATACTAAACCAGCTACCTGTAAACATTATTCCGCCATCTATACCAATTAACTTGTTAGCAGATTTGCCACATTCTTCAATAAATGACTTTAATTCTTTACATTCTTCCATGTCTAGTGCTTGTGTATACGGATTGTAATTTGTATAACTATTAGCACTATAAGGAATAGGATTTTGGTCTTTTGACTCAATATCTTTCATCTTTGGTACTAGTACATCTGCTAAAATGTCTGCACTAGGAAATTCTGTACCTAGTAAAGGCACAGGAAATAAATCTAATTTGTCCATATTAATTTGCATATGTTCCTACGTTCTCCCAAGGATATACTAACCATACATCCTTTTCTAATTTGTTAACTTCGTCACATGAATAAGAAACTTGATCAAACTCACTAGACAAATTTTCTGTTAAAACTGCAAAGCGTACATTATTACCCCAAACATTATTCCAATCTTCATGTCTTGGTAAACACCCTGCAGGCCAATCTTCTTTGATCCAATTAAATGTTGCACCGGTATCATTAATATCATCTACAATAAGTATATTCTTTTTCATATCTGTAGCGTCACTGTCTGGATATCCGAGTGCATCAACAGCCATCCAATTATTACTTTCTAAACCATGTACAGCATCACGTAAACTAACTTTAAGTGCTTCGCAACGTATACCAGTCATGTTACTTATTATTGTGGCAGGAACATTGCCGCCTCTTGTGATGCCAACAATATAATCTGGACGCCAATTGTCTGTGTACATTTGATTAACAATGCTTACACACATACGTTCTATATCTTCCCAAGTATAAATTTTTTTATCTAGCATTTAAATATTCCTCATTGTGTATCCAACGATAACCTTGTGTTTTTTTATGGGTTACAAATCCCCATTCTTTACATTTGCGTCCCATAAAGAAAATACTTGTACATGGAATTTCATTTCCGTTTTCATCTTTTGCTAGTTCTAACCAATGTAAATCATTTGCTTTTCTAAATCTAATACTACCAGGTCCACGCCAAACTCTAGTTGCACCTACTACTGCACCCTCTTGAGAATGAACAGGAATCCATTCGTAGTATCCGCCTACTAAAATTAAAGCACCCCAGTTCCAAGGATGATCATGTAGTGTAGGTTCATCACTAACTAGAACTTTGTGTAGCGTAATATTAAATGGAAAGTTTTTTCGTTCTTTTAAAAATAGATAATAACGGATAAGGTAAGGTACCTTTCCGTCTCTGTCTGTAATTACTCGACGTCTGCCGAGCTTGTCCATAATTTTAGAAAGGAATTTCATCATCAATACCTCTTTCCTTTAGTTTGCCTTTGTAGTCTTGTTCACATAATTTGTATACATGTTTAAAATTATTATATGCTTTTGCTAGTGCTGGATATTCTTCACACATATTATTAACTCTATCTAAACTAGGCATAGTATCTTCAAATGCTTTTTGATCCATACCAGTAAAAGTTATGTTGCTTAAATCTATAGTATCATCAATTCCAATTGAATAAGTTGTATCTATAGGAGTAGTTGTTATAGTTGATGTACTCATATTTTGCCAGTCAATACTATAATCCGAATATCCTACATCAACAGTCAATTTATTATCATTGTTTGATTGTGTCATATAGCTGGGCTCCGCTGAAGAATTCTTTATTAAGTTTCGTAACTTGTTTGTTAATGCTTGGTAGATAGTCTTCATAATTTTCCATATAGTTAACAATTAGTTTCATTAGTTCACCTTTGCATTGATTATAACAGAAATAATCTTCAGTCCATGAACTAGGATATTTAAACTCTGGTAGTGCCATTTCTGAATAACTTAGTCTATCAGGAACCATAGGAATAGCATCTACTAGTGCGCCTTCATACCAACTGATACCTAGTGTTTCTTGTAGGTTAGCACTAAACACTAGTTTAGCTTCGCCTAGCAGATTATGATATTCATTTTTACTTAATGACTGTTCTTGGCACACAACAAATTCATATTGGGGAAGTTGTGTTTTAAGATCTCTAAAAATATCAACTTGTTTCTCAGGAGCAATACGATGCGGAAAGAGTATAAGATCCCTCTTCTGCATACCTTTGTAACTGTCTAAACTATTCTTAAGATACTCCATAGGCCAACCAACACGATGTGGTTTGCTACCTTCAATATCTAAACTTTCTGCAAACAAGTCTATGTGGAATTCACTTGCAAAGAAATTATCGTCGAAACAATCATACATTGCTTGTTCAGTATTTCTTACCCAAGGTTTATCACCTATTAATCGTCCCAAGAAATCATGGGGGTCATAACTACCAGCATGCCACAAGCCACCAATGCGAACATCAACACCCAATAGCTCTGCCATGTAGCGTAGTTGTAACACTGTAGGATTCCAGGCATCGGTATACAAAAAATAATCGCCAGTCTTGATTTTCCCTTCACAGAACATTTCTCCTATCTGTTCAAGTTGTTTTGACTTGTACACATTAGTACCACCAAAATTGAGAAAAGCCCCAGGTGTTGTAGCCTGAGGTGTTTCTCCACCACTGATGGTAACTACCTTTTCGTTTGTAGATCGTTGAAGTTGACGTGGAAGATGTTCCTTCCACTGTTTAGTATAACGTGTATCAACAGCTTCGATATCTACTATATAGATAGTCATTAATTTCTCCGATAGTTTTGCTTCCTTGCAGTATTTCTAGCTTTGGCACGTAAGTAGTTTTGATGCTTTTTATAAGCCTGCCAAACCGGTGCATCTTCTTTGTATAAATCTTTTTCATTAAAGACTTTACCTTCGAAGCGACAATAATCGCGATACTTGTCCAAGTCGTTAAACACTTTAGTATACGCTTCACGATTAAATTTAATATCCATTTTACCATATAGTCCTTATGCTTTGTTTGATGGGTAAGAGATAACACAGCCATTTTCTCCGTCTTCGGAGACTTCAATTTCTACAAAGCGGCCGGGGTACTTTGCATTAATTTTTTCATATAGTTCGTCAGCAATCATTTCACATGATTTGTAATCTAAAAGAAGCACTTCACTGTCGGTTGAGCTCTGTCCTTCACTTCCTTGATTATTTGTTCCGTTATCGGTTCCTGAGTAGAGTCTTTCGAGCCATCGTTTGAACTGGATGAACTCGATGTCTCTATCGTTGTGGTACACTCCGATACGCACCCTGAAATGGAAAATATGACGATGAGGATAACCAAGAAACGAAACATCATCCCAGTCACCTGTCGCAAGTTTTGGATCATCTAGTGCCGCAGGATACTTGTGTATCCCTTCCTTTTTGAATGTTACCCATATGGATCTATTTACCTTATTTTCCATATATTGTTTTTTATCTTCTTCTCGCATCATGCGTAGCATACCTTCATAGTATCGTTCATTTTGTTTATTCATTATACGCTCACTTTAGTGGTTTGTCAAGTCCATATTTTGTCCAATCTGTGAATTTTTCTCTATCCATCAAATCATGCAAACTATGACACCAGACGCCTGGGTTGGTTGCCTTAAAATCTTTATCATCAATTTTCAACATAGTGTTGTAATTCCACAGTTTCACGTAAGGCACTGGAACACGAAGTTGTGGGATAAAGTTCTCATATTCGGTTAAACCGGATTCTAAAAATTCTTCTGCAAGAGCAATAGGAATATCTAAGCTACATAATTTATCAGTTGCTAGATATGCTTTGATCATATTTTCCCATGCTCGCCATTCGTCATCTGTTTTAGGATTAAAACTATGATTAGCACCAAAGAAGATATGTTTAATTCCATCTCCTAATCTTTCTTGTATTTCATTTGCAGGTTGAACACCAGTAACAAATAACGTTGCCATTCCGTATGCAGGAGTTTTTTCTACTTCACGTCCTACAAAGTAAATAACATCATCTTTTATTCCTTGATTATAATTTCTTTTCATCTTCATCCTTAACCATAACGTTTATTTTTACAATACCTTTTTCATTACTAGCAATAAAAAATTCCAATTTGTTTTCAATAAAAATGGCTTTTAGTTCTTTAAGTGTTATCATCCTAAACTTTTCAGCTCTCTTTCCAATCTATGTATTTCGTCTTTAAACCAAAGTTTTTTAGTTTTAAGCCTATGTATGTTTTCTTCACGTTCGAATGTATTATACATTGTTTTTATTTCGTCGTCAAGAGCTCTATGTTTCCGATATAGCTCTTGTAAATGTACTGCGATTTTATTGTGTCGCTCCGTGAAGTTGCTCATGTTCTAGATCCTCCAGTTTAGTTTCATCAAAAGTTTCTTCGGATTCAGTAATTACTTCATTTACTTCAAACAAAGCATCAAAGAATGTACTAGAGTTTACAGTCTTTTTGCCAATTGCACCTCTTGTACCTGGTATATCCATCCAAAACTTATTGTGTTCTTCTATTAGTTGTAATGATTTTTCTTTACTGTCAGTTGCGAATATTTCTTCCACAACATCTCTAAAAAATAACCTGTCAAAGCGTTCTTGTACAAGCATGTTTGGAATGATTCCATTGTCGTATTGTCTATTTGCTTCTTGTACTGCATTAATATGACTCCATACATTATGACCCATTTGTATTGCATAACTAAATGAATCCCACGATGTCTTTCCTTCTTTACCAATTTTGTTTAAGTCTCCAGGAGCATAAATGCAAATGTCTTTTGCACTCAATCCTTTAGTAATTGGAGAATCTAAGAAACTAGAGTGTTTACCTTCTCTTACAAATGCATCAGAAAAAGGAGTAGTGTCCGATGCAAGACCTTTGTCATCTATACTAGGAACCATTCTATATACCCATTTTTTTCTATCTTGGGTTTCAAGTTCACAATATATTTGACCATTTGCAGTAGCTAAAAATGGAGAAGCACAATCAAACGTTGCTGTAAAGTTTTCGTTGTGATGTTTGCGTACTGCTCTTTGAATGTCTGTAAGTAGGGTAGCCCACTCTAGTTTACTTGTACCTAAGAAGTGCATAAAGTCATGCAATCCTTTTTCTAATAAACCATCATGTCTAAGAGCTACTAATCTTTTAAGTACAAGGTGAACGTCACACATGTTTTGTCCACCCATTGACCATCCATTAAAATGATCAGTATATTTTTTAGGATCACAATAGTCTTTCATTTGCTGATACCAATCTTCAGCATCAGCATGATTTTCACCTTGTAATACATTTAAGAATTTACAATTACCATTACGATTTTTCATAAAGTAATCGTTATTGATGCGTGTAGCGTTAACAGCATCTTGATAATTATCAATTCCAGTTGCTTTTGCACCTGCAGGAGAACGAGAAACCCAAGCAGGAATATCAAGGATCATACCATAATCCATGTAAGCATCCATCCAAGTTAATACTTGTTCACGCTTCTTTTTTGCTTTAGGACAGTTTGGATCTTTCCAATCACCTTCCCAAACGCCCTTACCAATCTGGAAGCCACCTGAATCACCTAGCAACCAACTATGGTTCCTATCTCTATTACGCACCATATCTTCTTTTGGTGCATCTTTATTAACATCTAACTCTGCATGACCTGCTGAATACAAACTCCAATTGTATTGAAACAAACCAGCATTAGGTTCAAGCCAGTTCATACTTTCTACTTCAACAGGAAAGTGTTTAGGTATACGACTGCGTTCTACATATTCTTCACGTCTTTGTTTGCCTACAAAAGTAGCAAAAAATCCGCTAATAGCTGGAAGAAAAATTGCATAGTCTTTTTGTGATGCAGTTAGATTTGTGTTCATTCTGGCGTTACCCACGGATAGCAAGGAATAATGCTTTGTTTACAATAACGTGCATTATCAACTAACAAAAAAGGAACCCCAACAATAAAAAATGTAATGATTAAAAATGCTGGTAATAGTCCTTTTGTTGTGCAATAGTTTTGTTGTTCACTCATTTATTTGCTCTGTGCTGGCAGAATATAATCATACTTGACCATACCACTGTCTACTGAAATCATCATAGCACCTTGATCTGAAATGCTCATAGTTAAATCACCATCCAAGCTCAAAATGCTTTGCACTTGTGCTACAGGCCAACTCCAAGTGTGTGCAAGTGTTCCTTCAATACCATGTTGGAATACAAATTCACCTGCGTGTGTGCTTGCATCACCAAATGCAAATACCAAGTTACCGTCCTTTGTGCTTACATTAAATGTAGGCTCTTCACTGTGTGCCGCACTCATTAACTTCATTCTTGCAATTGATGCTACACTTGGTTGAAAAGTTACACTCCATTGTGCGCCTTTAAATTTTACAGTTTTAAGTTTTTCTTCAATAATTGCTTTATTCATAAAGCGATAATCATTTTCAAAATCGCCTGCTGTATTTTCAAAGTGAATGTGTGTAGGAACAACTTCACCATTACGCTCTGCTTCAACTACTTGAATCTTTGCATCTTTTTGATACTCTGGATTCTTAAGGTGTAGTGCTAACTTATCTAAGTTAGGCATACCAAAAGTTCCTTTAAATTCAGCTACTGGCGAGTGTGTACCTCCGCTTAAAATAACTGAACGGTCTTCTGCCATTGAGTCAATAGCAGTGCCTTCTTCGTTACTAATTTTAACAAGACTAAGAAAACCTAGTGCATGTGTATGAGCAACGATATCTTGTAAAATGTCTTTCATATTATTCTCCATTTGTAAAGTTTATTATATTATCTAACTTGTTGTTTGTCAAGACTTTTTCTATACTATATTTAGGTTTATAGCCTAAACCCTTCATTCTATCCATATTTGCACAAGTCCAACTACGTTCATTTGGTGTATTTAGGCGAATGGGCAAGTCTGGTGCAAAGTCTGATACCTTAAAAGGATGTCCTGATCCAATATCTACTATCCCTGTGAATGTGCTTCTAATTAATAATTCTATTGCATCACATACATCTTCTATGTGTACAAAATCTCTGTGATGATTTGTTACATATTCTAATTCATTATCAAATAATTTTTGTAGGAACATTCCTTTTCTAGGCTTTTCATCATATACAGTATGAAATCTCATTCCCAATGTATTTGGATATCTTTCAGCGGCTTCTTCTACAATAAACTTACTTGCCGCATATGGATTTAAATCCGGTTCATATGCACTACTTGAACTTGCATATAATATTCTTGTGTCAGGATAACGTGCAAATATTCTTTTACTTACTTCTACATTATTACGCCAATATCCTCCAGGATCTGTAATACTTTCTCTTACACCACTTTTACCTGCAAGATGAATAATTAAATCAAAATTTTCATTTAATTCACAAGTTTTTAGATCTTGACCGTCTTTTAAATCAAATCCAACTACACTGTTTTCTTTTTTAAGCCTAGTTAATAATCTACTACCTATATAACCTCTATGGCCTGTTAACATGATGTGCATCAAGTTTCTCCCATGTGTCTTGCCAACCAGTTACTTGGTAAGCAAACCCTAAGTCATTTTCTATAATGACTTTCTTTAAAGGATAATCGTTACCGAACTTATCCATCCTATCACCAAAAAAGTATAAAACATCATTGTAATCAAAATCGTTTACAATTTGACTTTTGTCTTTTCCTATTGGTGCTATATCAATACCCGTTTCGCCGCCTGGTCTTGCATCTAATGTTGGAAATTCTAATTTAAATAAATCAGCTATTGTATCTCTTTCATTATGAGCTTGATCGTATTCTACATACAGTTTGCGTTCGTCATGTGTTGCATTACGTCCTACAACACTAAAATTAATCATACCAGGACGTTCTTCTATATGTAAACCTGTACGTAAAGAAAAAGAACTTTCTTCTAACTTATCTTCTAACCATGTTCTAGCAGAAACTGGTAACTTCCAATCATCTGTTCTAACATTTCGGCCATTTTCCCAAACGTCATTACCGGAACAGTTATATACACGTTCAACTGCATTACAAAGAACTGTACCTAGTTGTTCTTCTGTTTTAGGATAATCGCTACCTGTTATTAAATATACATTGTTACTGTATACAAAATCTAAAAACCAGTATTTAAATTTATGATCAATAAATCCTCTACTAGGGGTTAAAGTTCCGTCTACATCAAAAATATATCTATTCACAAACTCTTCTCCTTAAATCTGAAGTGCTGAAACGATGTTCTCTTTTATTATAGTATAGATCTATTCCTCTTTTAAGACAAATAGATCGTCCTGTAAATGTTTTGTTTTTATACTCTTCACCTAATATTCTGACATCAATTGGATACATAGATAATAGATCTTCTAAATCTCTTTCAGTAGCATATGGAATAATTTCATCAACATATCCGACTGCTTTAAGTTGAGTGTAGCGTTCAACTACAGTCTGTACAGGAGCATTTTTTTCTTTTCTATCTACACTAGGGTCAATTTGCAATCCGCATATAAGATAATCACACTGTTCTTTAGCTTCGCGCAACATAATTACATGTCCAGCATGTAACAAATCAAATGTACTACAAGTAAATCCTACTTTCATTTGTCCTCCTCGGGTAATTTAATTACGTTGTCTTTTGTTAACATATTATCTTTAATGTCGTAAACTTGTTCGCTTTTAATCATGCCTATAATAGTGTTAGTCAGGTCAACTTCTCTCCGGAGATAGCCAATCTTGACTTGTAATTTTTGCAATTCTTCTAGATAAAATTCTAGTTCTTTCTCTTTACGTAACTTCTGTTCAATAAAGTCAGTTATTAGTATAAGTTTTTGTTCTTCACTCAATTTCATACATCTCCAAAATCAAACAAACTATGGAATGTGTTATGCTGTTTTGTATCTTCAAGATTGTAATTAAGCACACCAATTAAATTATCTAGTTTGTTGTCAATGATTGTTTCTTCCATTGCCGCATCATCAAACGGAAGTTCTTTAAACCAATCTGGTAGACGCAACTGATCAGTTGGATATGCAACACTAGTATAACCCAGCGGATTCTGCTTGAGCTTGCACACAATAACTTTCATACCATCTACAATCTCTTGCGAATACTTGTCTCCGTTCATACGCTTGAGTGTATTCCAGTTGATGCTTGCTCTAACATGTCCTGGCATGTTTGCTTTGCCTTGCTTTTCTTCAAGTCGTTGATAGTGTCCAATTTTGTTAGCACGTTTAGGCGAACCTTTTTCAAATCCTGGACGTTCTGAAAATTCTTTTCTAAATTGTGTAATGCGTTCTAGAATATCTTTTTCATCTTTTTCTTGCAGTACCATCATAAGTACTTCACTTAAAAACTCTTGCATAAACACAGGTGTATCTGATCTACGCAAGTCTAAGCCCATTGCTTTTACTTTACCCGGCTTTCCATCTACATCAGAACGGAAACCTTCTACATCATACACTAGTGCGGCATAACGTTTCTTTGTAATGTATAGTCCGCTTTCAGCAACAATTTCTCTACCTGCCGCAATAACATCACTTCTTGATTCTGGGCAGTGAAATGCTTCAGCCATAAAGTCACTAAATGTACTATTTGCTTCATCTGCTATTTGATCATAAAGTGTGATTACATTTTCTTTTGTCCAAGGCAATTCTCCTCTATCAATTTGTTCTTTTAGAGTAGGATATGCACTAAAATATACAGAATCTGTATCACCGTATATAACACTTTGTCCAGTGTGATCATATGTACCAGTAATAACTTTGTTTACTTCTGCACTCATATGTTTAACAATAGTCCTACCTGACAATGTAGTTGATTGTCCAATGCGTTTATCAAAGAACCTACAACCAGGATTCAAAATAGCACCATACAAACTATTTAGGTTAATTTTCTTTACTAGCTGACGTTTATCCCAAAACGCAATTTCGATATCATTTCCTGCGTCTTTTGCTTTCTTAAGCATTGCCTGTAATTCTTTACGTTCTGAATACCAACGCTTTAGGATACCTGGAATAACACCTTCAAACTCTGTTGTAAATATTGTACCGTTTGAACTTAGCATCCAGGGCATGTTACTATCAAATATAAGTTTGTTGATTTCAGCACCGCTCATTACACGACTGTCGCCATTTTCAAAATCAACAGTAATAGAAACATCTTTACGTTTTTCCATAACTGCTTCATACTCTTCTGTACTAAAACGTCCTTCCCAACTACCTGCAAAACTCTTCTTTTTAAGTGTCATATCTTCATGTATACGTGCTTCTGTCATCACAGGACGTAGTTGTCCTACAATAGTTTCCGGCGCCATGTTAAGAGCTCTAATTACACTAGGATACAGACTGTTCAAGTCCATTGAACCAATCCATTTATGAACTCCTTTTTTAGGAAATGCAACATAAGCACCTGCGGCCGCTGTATTTTCATCATCACGTTTTGGTCTATTAGGAACTTGTAGTCCTCTGTGATGTGCTTCGTTAATGATTGCTTGTTCTGTAACTGCTACTGCACCCATAGTTGTCTGTAGCAAAACAGTATTTGCGTGTGCAAGTTCGTTACTAAGATCAATAAATCTTAGTTTTTTGTCCAGCTTGTCCAGTAGTGCAACGTCTTGTCGGTTGTATTCGATAAACGTTCTGAAGTCATTGTTATAAAGTTGATCGAGTGTGCCTTCATACACAGTTTTCTTTTCACCAACTTCAAGTTCTCCAATAGCATCAAGCCTGTAAGTGTGTCTTTCTTCATATGTGTATTTACGATATAATTCCAAACTATCTAAATGCACTCTACCTACTAGGTCATAGGTTTCAGCTGATTTACCATACTTTTCATATTCACGTTTCTTAGGAAGTTGTTTCCACAAACAGAAACGTCTTGTATCATCTTTGCTTAATACACGACTTACACGATTAACAGTATACGGAATATCATAACCTTCACTGTTCCAACCTGATATTACATCAGCATCTTCAATTATGTCGAGAAATGCTTGTAACATATCACCTTCTTTAGCATAGAGATATGTGTTGTCAAAGTCTTTGACTTGTTCTTGTGCTTGTTCCATACTAAGTGTTTTTGGAGGTACAGCAAAAGTTACAAGTGCGTCCATCCACTGTAAATGTACAGTAATAGCAGTGATTGGCATAAAAGGATCGCTTGGATCAGCAAATCCACGTTCCGGATCAAAGTCAGTCTCAATGTCGAAAAATGCAATGTTTAGTTTAGGAGCGTCTTGATTGAGATAGTTTTCACTTAGACATTGAAAAATTGGATTAATATCTGATTCAAATAAATCCTTGTTCTTATTAATTGCAACTTCTTTACGAAAGTCTTTGGTGTTTTTACAAACTATTCGTTGTAATGGATCGCCGTAGACACTTTTGTACTTGCCTCTAGGATCTTTATAATAAAATGTATATTTTGCTGGATATTCGTGGAAATGTCTTTTTCCATCTTTTCGTTCTACGACTCTAATCAGATCTTGGTCGCGATCAAATAATGCATCTACGTAACTCATTCATTCTCCTCGTTGTTTATGGCCAACGTACCATCTGCATGCCTATATTAAAACGGCGTGTATTGTTATATTAACAAATTTTTTCAATATTGTCAACAACTATTTTAAATATTTTTTTGTTGCCTTCTTCTGAATAATGATTTTCTTTGCCTTTGTTTGCCTGCCAAAAATTACTAAAGTCTAAATGATTGTCTTCCCATATAAAAAACTTAGCTATTTCTATATGTGACATACTTAAATAGTTTTTCTTTGCTAATAAAGTATATATTTCTTTTCTAAAAAGACTGTAGATAGTTTGGTAGTAGTTATCATCATAATGATGTTCGAAGTATCCTTTCGCCGCTTTCAAACTTGGATTTAAAAAACTACTTCTGTTTTCTATATCACTCCAAATTAAATCACAGTCTTTGTGTAATTCTTCTCTTGGCAACGGATGTTTTAATGTGTGTACTCTACTTGGGCTAGTATGACTTACAATAATTGCATCGTATTCGTCTAGTTTTGCATTTTGTATTTGTTTTAAAATTTTATATTCACTAATGCCTGCTTGGGCAACATTTGTAACATCAAATTTATCTGCAAGAAGTTTTGGCCAACCGTTTATACCTGGCCATTCTGCCGCAAAGCTATCCCCTGCAATTAATACTTTCACAGAACTAATCCTGCTACGTAAATAAAGGTCAAACCTGCATTCATTACAATAAGACTTTTTTCTTTCCATAGAATACCAACTAGTATCCAAAGACTATTGCTAATAATGAATGCCCAAATGTACAAAGGGTAGACATTAAAGGCGGCTAGTGTTGCGGCTGTTAACAGACATGCTGTACTCAGCCACGCTAGCCATTGATAGGGTTTTACCACCATGAAGCCGCAACTCCATATCCAAACACATTTATAACAGCAAAGTATCCTGTAAGTAACATTACCCATGCCGCACCTCTTCGTACAGATGCGTAGCACTGTGTTACCGATCCTACAAAGAAGAACGGATAAACAATTAACATATTAGGATCTAATGCAGTCAAAGCAAGTGTTAAACTCGCTGTCACTGTAAAAACAAAACTGATAAGTTCAAATGCAAATGCAACTTTATCAGACTTGTAGCTATTAATCCAAAAGTCTTTTACTTTTTGCATTACACTTTGTCTTTGCCAACTGTTACAACAAGTGTTTCTAAATCGTCAAACTCAGTTGCAACTCTCTCCCAATCAGCTTTTTGTGCAATTTTAATTGCCTTGTTAATTAAACTTGGTTTTACGTCAAGTTCTTCTGCTACAGCTTTAACAGTATCTTTCAATCCTGCTTGTAGGTCTTCAATTTCTTGAAGAACTGTAACGCCTTCATTAACTAGCCTTTCTAGTTTTGCCTTTTCTTCAGGGCCGTATACACGGTTACTCATAGTAAGCCTCCATTTGTTATTGTAGTATTATATAATAATTATGAGTATTTGTCAAGTAGTTTTTGAAATGCTTCTTCAAAACCTTCTTCATAGTCTGCTAAAGGAGCACCATTACTTCCGTCAATCCATAATCTTTTGAAATATCCGTTTTGTGAAGCAATAATCGTCTCGTGGGTAGTGTTTATATGTCCTTTGACCATCCAGAATAAACGATATGCTTCTTTGTTATTTCTTATTTCTTCCTGCACAGTGGGCCTTCTGGCTGAAACCTTTTGGATTATTACAATTTATAGAGCGTTTGTACTTTTTACTCCATTTTTCGTCAACTGACTCGCCCTTTTTCTTTTTAGCCATATTTGTAGCAATAGCATAGATCGCACCTTCTGGATCCATCCCTTTTTCTTTAGCCCATTTTGCTATATTTTTTTTGGCTTTTGGTTTGTCAAGAATTTTATCAGCAGTCTTGTGTGCTTTTTTGATTGTTTTTTTGTCTAGTTCCGCAAAACGCATGACTACATCTTTACGCAGTTATCAACAGTCTTGCCGCCTTTTTTCTTTGTGCCCATGCGCTTGTAGCCCTTCCAGCATACTTTGCCATCAACACCTTTTTGCTTTTCTTCTGGTAATGATTTGTAACTAGGCTTACCGCATTCTGGACATAAACTTTCAGCTTCAACAATATCTGCTACACTTTCTGCAAGTTTTTTTGATAATACATCTTTATAACTTTCTGATGTAAAACTTGGATTGGATTTCCAATCTGATTGTTGTGCTGATGCCGCCGCATTTACTTCAGGAGAACTAGTAATTCCTGCTTTTAGCGGTTTGTTTTTTCTTTCGTAAATTTTATTTCCACAACAACCGCACTCTTTACCTACTTCTGCCATTGTATGATTGCCACCGCAGTGTCCACAACCAGCTTTACAACCACAAGTAGCAGGACTTTCTTTAGCTTCGTTTGTTGTTTCGAATTTCATGTCGTAATCCATAGCATGATACACAGAACCAATATAGTCTGCGGCTTTTGTAATTTTAGATTGTTGCCAACCTTCCATACCTTCTGCTTCGCTTACACCTTTTAGCATGTCGTGAAGTTTAATAGCATACTTGGCAATTTTGTATAGTTCTGCTCTTGCCATTTGTACTTCATGATCACGTTCGGCCATGTCAGCCATATCAGCAAGTCCGCCTTCTTTAACTGCTTGTTTGTTTTTAAGTTCTGCTTCTCTCATAATTAACTCCGGATTACAGTAGTATTTATCTACTTTTTCTTTTTTAAATACTTGTCCTTGATAGCACCTTTTTCTTCTTCGCTTGCGCCATCTCTACCAGCTTTTTGTAGTGCTTCAAACCCTTTTTTACCATACTTTTTAATACCAGTATAGCGTTGTAAGCCACTTTCATCAGTTTCAATATCTTCTTTTTTCTTTTTCTTCTTTTTAGGACCTGTTCTTGATTGTATTGCTCCTATAGGCATTGCTACAGCCGCTACGCCACCAGCTGTTGTTTCATTTAAAAGTTCACTTATCTTCATTTTCTACACTTTCTGCAAAGATACCTTCTTTGCGTTCTTGCTTTAACCATATGTGATCTTTAATAATTAACTGTTTAGACTCTGTGCTACAATGTGGTAACATACCAGTAACCCACAATCCACTTTCATATACACATGGTTGTATGTATTTACCGTTTATAATTGACATTTAAGTAACTCTCCATTGTCATACATACGTTTTAGATCACTTGTTTGTAGTTTCATATCGAAACTACATCCTAATATGAATCTATCCTCATTTGTTTGATTAGTTACACCGTGTGGAGTACGTGTGTCAAAACAAATAGGATCAGTATAACTAATTTGTTCTAAAATTTCACTGTGTGGATAAAATCTACTTTCAGGAACTTCGTCAAAGTTTTGACTAGGACTTATAACAGTTACAGGATCTGTCCATTCATAGTGATCTAAGCTACTACCTGCAAAGTTACCACAAATAGGAATATTGATTGTACAACCGCTTTCGTAATCTGTGTGCGGACCAATAATTTGTGTTGCTTTTACTCTGTTGAAATTAACTCTAACAATAATATCGCCAGCGTTTTGAAATATTGTGTCTAAAATATCTAGTGTGTCATCGTCTGGTAAACCTACAAAAAACTTAAAACGGCCTGTACCAAACCATCCCCATGTATGACACTGTTCATGGACTTTCTTTGTAAAATGTTCTTTGTCTATTTTTAAATCTGGTAGTAAAAAATGTTCTAGCATTGGTACTCCTTTGCTATATTTACTTTTTCTTGCTCTTGCCTGATTTCATATTGGCACACCAGTGAGCCATTCTTTGTTTTTCACCACTGCTGTTCTTTGCTATTTTACGTAGTTTTGTTACGCTTTGACTACAATTAACGCCTTTGCGTTTTGCAAGTCCCTTCCTACCAGGCTTTTTACCGTCGGCAAAGTTTTCTGACATTCCTAATTCTGCACGTTTTATCCAATCACGTTCATATTCTATAGGAATAAAGTCTTCAAGTTCTTCGTCTTTAAATTCTGAACCCATCCAATCAAATACCATAGCAGGATCAAACTGCATTTTTTCACTTGCTTTGTAATATGCTGTATATGCGTCTAAACCATTTTTCATAAGTTTTAATGCTAATTCTCTAATATTGAGATATTCTTCTTCAATGTCTGTAAATGCACGACTTGTTTTACCAACAGTATTAGTTTGTTGATACTTGTCTATTGCCCCTTTTGTTTTGTCGTCCATAGAGTTTTCATTCAATCCAAGTTCATCAACCATCATTTCTAACGCTGAATCTACATCATTTAAACCATTTTCTTCTTTTGTACGCTCATACCAACTTCTTACAAAGTCTGATATTGAGTGTCCGTAAGTGTCTGGAGCCATCATAATTTGATAAAGAACTTGGTCAGGTGCTTCTCGTTGGGACCTTACAAACTTTTTAAGACTATCTAGTTGCGAACCTTCTTCTATATCTTCAGTTGCAAATTTATCTTCAAGTCCTTGCATTTTATAAACAGCCTTGATACCAAACTGTCTAATTTTTGCAAACAATTTATCTAGTAATGGTTTCTTACCTTGGTTATGTTTTATCAAAAGCATTAACATACCAAAGTCGTTTGGATCTTTGATTAAATCTCGTAATTCTTCTGCATATGGTTTCAATATTTTTTCAACTTCAGCCCAAGCCATCTCGTGTGCATTGACTTGTTTGTTCCACCATTTTTCCATTTTGCCTAATATTTTATCAGCAAATCCAGATAGTTTATCAGTAATACCTTCGTCCATTACTTCTTCTAAACTTTTATCTAACATACGCACTATTGCATACTCTTGGTCATACAATCTTAATGCATCATATCTGTGATGTCCGTTTACTATTCTTCCAGTACGGTCAATAGTGATAGGAGCATAGTTGTTTTCACCTACTTTAACTAATTGACTAAAAAGTTTTTTAAATTTACGCTTTCTTTGTACCGGACGTATTTTACTTAACTTTAGTTTACCTAAACGTCCTTCACCTTTAATTTGTGGAGGTTCAATACCTTCATCTTTAATGTGTGTATCTTGGTAACCGCTTATATCGCCTACTTTATAACCTAATCTTTTTAGTTGTTTCATTAGGTATTTCATTTCTTTTTTACCTGCATATGGAGCAATCATTATATCAGGTTCACCTACATTGCTGTTGTCTGGCATGCTTTTTAAATTAGCCATGTTAACACCTAACTTATAAAAATCGTAGGCTGTATCAGCACCAGCCGCAAAACTATTTTTTGGATTAGGTATCATTTTGCCTTCTTGTGCAGGAGTATCAATTGCTTGCTTGATATTTTTTGCTGTTCTTTCAAACTTATGGTCTTTGTGTTTGAATCCTACACCGCCGGCACCTTCCCATTTTTGTATGTTTTGACCGTAATCATCGATCAAAACATTTGCAATTCCGCCAGCATTTGCATATTTTGCTTTGTCATGTGTAATAATTACTTCTTCAGGTGGAAAAAATCCTAGATTCTTTTTAATCCATTCTCTTTTATGTGGTTCTGAATTTTTATCTCCAGGTAATGGAGAACTTAGTATTGAATATTTTCCTTTTACTTGTTTAATTAAACTTAATAAATTTTTTGCATTAGCTGTCAAAGGCAAATTAAGCCAAAAATTATCTGTTTGTTTAATCTTTTCTAAACCACTCTTGATGTCATCGATAGCACGCCAATCTTTTTTACCCATAAGTTTTGCCCAACTACCAAAAAAATCTGCAAGAACACCATCCATGTCTACATAAATTTTACTATTAGGTGATAGATCGTTTATAGCATCAAATAATTCAGATTCACTCATAGCGGCGTGCTTTGCGGCCATGTGTTTTTTATATTTTTTTGTACCTTTTTTATGAGGACTTTTACCTTCTGCAACCATTCCTAGGTTGAATAATACATTTGTGCTTTTACCTTTTACTTTTGTACTAAGTGTAGGTGGACGTCCGTCTTTGTCTACTTTGTTTCCAAATTTTCCAGCTTCTTTTGGAATTTGATTTACGTCAACATCTGGTGTTGTGTTGACACCTTTCACTATTCTTCCATCTTCATCCATGCGTCTAAGCATGTGTTTGAAACTACCCTTTTTAGGAATTTTATTTTCTAAGTCTTTGAAACTGTCAAACTTCATTTCTTACGGCTCCTAAATTGTGTAGGTCCAGTCATGTAAGGTTTACTGAACCATAGCTTAAACCAATCAGGATCTCCAGGTTTTACACCTAATTCTTTTTCTTTCTTTTTTAACGATGCGGCAGTTAAGCTAGGATTTTCATCTATCTTGTATTCAGTATACCCTGTAAATTCATTTATACCTGCAAGTTTTTTTAATTCTGCAATGTCCATAACTATTCAGCCCGTCTAATATCATGTTTAATTTTTAAATTTGTAAACAGTTTACTAGTTGTTTCTATACTTGTCAATGCTTTTTTTATTCTATTTAAATGATCAGGATTAGCTTCAACTTTTTGCATAAAACGTTTAGCTTCGTCTGGTTTGATAAAAAGCAGTCTACCACTCCACGCCGCACCTTTGCGATAGAAACTTAGAAAATGTTCCTTGCCATCGACTCTATCAGCAATCCAATCTAATACTTTCATTTTATTTGGATCTTGTTCTTTCACAGAACTATTATCTGCGCCTTTAAACAAATTAAATTCATTTACATCTTCGTCTATATTATTGGCTTGTAAAATTCGCTTGACATTATACTTGTCTATATCAAAATCATAGGCTATTATATCTATTGCTGTTTCTGTATCTTTGTCCTGGTCTTTTAGTTCTTTATAATACTCAACTACTTCTGGAGCAAGTTTTATCATATCTTGTGCCATTTTTTGATTTCGTTCTTTATTCCAAGCATCAATAGCATCTTTGTCTAAACGTGGATTAGCAGGATTTGATTTTTTAAAAGGTATTACATCACCTTCGTCTACAGATCCACCTAATGCATTGTCTAAACCTTCGTCTTGGATTCCCATTGCTTGTCTAATAGCATCATACATTTCTTTTGCTATTCTTGGATTTGCAACACCTTGTTGAAATGCTTCAAAATTACCTTCTATTGCGGCTTTACGCATTTTACTTGCGCTCATTCCTTCTGCACCTTCTGCATCAGGATCACGTTCACCAGCACTTACAACTTCAATGCTATTAAAGTCGTAATCTGTACCGTTGTATTTGGGGAATAACTTTTCAAAACTACTTACTCTATCACTACCTGCTACATAAACTATATCTGTATACCCTAAACCTTCTAGCTTTTGCATCATGTCTATTGGTGTTCGTACATCTTTATTTCCTATTTCTATACCTTGGAAACTAGCTTTTGCAAATCTTACTTTTTGATCAAAACTAAGTGGATTATCTTTCGCATTTTGTGTCTGACTTAAGAATAATAAATGATCGCCTGGTATACTTTTAATTTTATCAACAAGTTTTGCATGTCCAATAGTAGGCGGATTCATTCTTCCGAACGCTACTACTGCTGTTTTACCTGGCGCTTCAAATAATTCTCTTAGTTTCACTTGTATGCACCTTTCTTTATCAGAGGCATTTCCTCACTGTAAATTCTTTTAACTAGTGCAGTCAAGTCATCCTTCTTCATAATCTGCTTAGGTTCATGTGCTAGATCATATTTTTTATTATATGCATATGCACAGTCCATAATTGAATCGTACATATGTTTTTTTACGCTAATTTTTTCACTGTTATTATATGCTTCTTGCATACCACACATCATAGGATAGTATTTTTGTCTATACATCTGTGGATCATTACGCATAAACACTAATAAATCATCAGCAATGTCATATTTAGGACCAAACTCTTTGTCATTTGGTGCCATCATAGCTTCTTTTACAGTTGCATTTGGATCGTTTGTTTGTTTCACTTCTGGCTCCTGTTGTTGCGGTTGTGGTTGTTCTGGTTGCTGTGGCTCTTGTTGCTTATCCTCAACTTTATCTTCTACTTTAGCAATAGCTTTTAGTAATCCACCCATCTCAATAATACTTCTAATATAACCTTTAGCAGTATCACCCTTCATATTAGTACGTGCTTGTATAAGCATAGTTTTACCACTTACTTCTTGTAGTGCATCTGTACCTATTGGTCTGCCGTGTACTTGGATTTTAGGAGGATCTGCTTGGTAACTTACCTGTAGATCAAACTGTTCCATTGCCTCTTTTAATTCAGGACCAAAGGTTAGTTCAGTAAAACCTGGACTGTTGGGTGTAGCTTTTAAAATTACCATGCTTACTTTAGGATCATTTAATGCCGCATGGTATGAAATACCTTGATGCAATCTTTCTACAAACTTTACTTCGTTTTGTGTGTTGCCTTTTAACTCGTTTTCTAATTCACTAGCAACATCTGCATAAATCTTTTTGAAAATAGGATAGTTATGTCTTGCATCTTCCCCATTCATTTCGTCTATATACGAGTCTTTAATATCTACACCAAATATACTTTTAAAAAATTTCTCAATCTTTTCATATGAGTTACCAGGAACTTGTCCAAACTGTTTAACATCACCTGCTTTTGCACTTAGCAAGTTAATGGTACTTTCATCGATTGTTAAGAATAAATCTGCTTTTGTTCCTTTTTGATCTGCAACTCCGTCCGAGTTAACTACGATAGTATTTGAATTAGGATCTGTCAATGCAACATTTACAGCTTCTTTTACCGCTTCGCTTCCGTTAGCCCACTTAACTGCTGATCTATTTAAACCAATCATTTCAGCAGGTAGTTTTCCTTCTCTTATAGCTTTATGCATAGCACCAAAACTTGTTTGATTTAGTACAAGAATAAATTCTAAACTGTCATTTTTTACTTTTGACTTAACAATTCCTCTTTTATTTTTATTTTCTCTTGTAACAGTCATTCGGTTTAGAACATCAAGCACTTGTGCTTCAGTAATTTCTTCACCTAACTGCTCAAATTTGGCCGTGGCCGCCGCACCTAAAAATGCTTCACCAACGTCTCCTGTATTGAATGGTTTCCTTGAACCTTTCATTTCCGGAGTTTTATAAATTTGACCTGTTGGAATATATTCATCAGACCCTTCTATTTTTACACTTACACTTGCTGGTAAAGAATTTGCAGGTACTAAGTATCCACGATCGTCAATATTTGCTTCGTTTTTATCTTCGATAGGAGAATCTTGGTTGTAAAATAGCTGTGATAATCTTTGTGCTTCTGACGGTTCAAACTTTACTGTTTTACCATATCTTTTTCTTGCTTCACCTTCAAGTTCTACGTCTTTGCCAGTAGCAATCATGTTAATCAACATGTCAAG